ACCAACTGCTCTGCTCTTTCCTGCAACGCAGCATCAGTATATGTAAAAGATGGAACAGAAGGAGATATTGGAGCCGTAACCGAACTTAGATCTAATGCACTAATTGATGGGTCGGCTACAGAAACATATTCAGGTAAAGATACGTCGCCCACATTACTTACGGCAGTTATGCCGTCAGCAATAGAGAAAGACAACGTAGGTTGAGGAGGTATAGAAGGTAAAGAGAGAACCAATCCTGAAAGTCCCGTATAGCCGACCATCTTTTCTTGTAATGATTTCATAGCTGCATAATTAACAACAAGTGGGATTAGACTTAGTGGAAAGTTGCTAATTGTACTGCCATTTAAATTTGATAGAGTGGTGCAATCTACCTTACTAACGGATATACTTCCCGCAGGTAAGACTTGAATGGTTTGATTCAAATAATAATATTGAGGGTAATCATTTGTAGCTTTTTGTAACGAATCAATTTCGGCAGCTGCAAATCGTTTTTCTGCTGGTATTTCAGTTGCTATTTTACTCCCCCTAGCGACACTTATAATGTGCCTTCTATCGCTAATATCAATAGAGGTTGTATCGTCAATATTTGTTGCAAATAAATGAGACGATTCAGGATCTAAGACAAGAACCCTATCAATAACTGCCGATATCCCATCATTTGCCCATTGAAGAGCATTATCTGCTGTGCCAGCCAAAGCTTCTATTTGTACTGCAAGCGTTGCCATATTATTTCCCTTTGATTAGTGGGGGGACTTGTATCAGAGGTCCCCCCTTAAGAATCATTATTTCCAAACAGCGTGTGCTTCTGGCATAACGATCTCTAGACCAGCTTCGGTCTGTATGAGGTCGATTCTGCGGTCAACACCCGTGTTTTCTAGACTTTGAACACCAACATAAACTGAAGTGTCACGATTCACACCGTTACCAACCAATGGTCGATAAGATACGTGCTTCAAGTTAACAGCTACAATTCTAACTGGAGATCCATCAAGATGGACATTACGAACAACATTCATGTCGCCATAAGGAGTTGTGATCTGAGTTACTGGTAAACCAAATAACTTTTTCTTGCCTGTTACAGCAAAATCAAACCTAAACTGACTACTAATTTCAACGTCATTCTTTTGGAATCCGCCTAATTTATGTAACCAGTTATAAGTCGCAGTATCACACATAAACATAGTAGCATTAGAGCTATTATATCTAGGATCCATGAAGTCACTCATATTCTGAAGAAAATCATCAGAAGTTGTGCCACTACTCCCTAGATCAATTGAAAATACATTACCACTTGATAATATATAGTCAACAATACCAGCTGTGTAGCGTACACCAGCAGAGTCTTTGTACTTTGATGAGAACAAAAGATCTGTTTCGATATCCCACTTATGTTCGATGAGTTTGTTTTTCCAAACCCGAGCCCATTCATCACGTGCCAATTTCAACTCAGTTGCCCGAGCAGTATTTGTCATTTGCATGGTGGTTTTCCAGATTTGGGTATAACTAACTACATCTTTATAAGGAGTATCTTTGTAGGTATCTGGGAATCCAGAACCTTCAGCATGTGCCGAACCAATGACATAACATTTGTCTTTTTCTGCAAGACCTGAAGTCCCAGCATTTGCTTCCCAGGTTGTTCCTGTTGACTCATACTGTACATCAGGTAATGTTACATGATCTGAACCAGCTGCGATGCCACGAACTACAATACATTTAGCGTAAATAGCTTCTGCGTCAGGACTAGCAGCTGGAACTCCAAGGTTTTGGATCTTCACAACCATATAGTCATCAACATAAACAGTTGGAACTGTATCATCTGCTATATTAGCAGCCGCCACTTTACGAACTGGGATTTTAACCATTTGATTTTCTAAAAAGAAAATTGGTTTAGTACCAGATGCGCCAACAGCAGTACCAGTTTGTCCAAGAATATTCTGAACATTACCAGCAGATAGATAATCAGTTTCAAACTTAACATTCATTTCGTCACCAGCTTGTAAGTCGCCAGATGCAAATGCAAAGTCTGCATAATCACTATCATTATCACCGCTGCCAGGAGCAGCACCATTTAGATCCAATGCTACTGCATAAGCATAACGCTTGTGCCACATGGATCTTTGTTCCAGAGTTTTAAATTCTGGATCAGTTGTGGCTTTTTTAGCCACCTTGCTCAATACCCTGAAAAAAGGAGTTTGGTCTGGAGCTAGCTCCGAGACTCTACTTGAGAAGTCATATCGTCTCCTGAGATCACCTGTATTGAACGTAGATTCAACCTGTGCCTGTGCATGGGTTGAAAGGGTTAACGGATTGTCAGCCATTATAAGCCTCTACTTTCATTTATGACAGAGGCACTTCTAATTATCCAATGTAAATAATCCTTCCAATCCTTCATCTACAGTTTTTAGAGAGTCAAACACCATATCATCGTGTTTAACGTCAACAACAGTAGCATTATGATTAGAAACACTAGTTGGAATATCCCGAACAGATTTCATCTGCTTCAGCACTTCATTTTTCGCACCTTTAGCAACTTTTTGGTCCCTGGAGTCACGATTCTGCAAATAATAAATATCTTCCAATGATGTTTCATGCTTATTTGCCCAATTCATCATATCAGTATAGTCTTCATTTGACATGTTCATTCGTTCCTGGAACTCTTTCGCCTCATTTGCTTTTTGACTCTTTCGCATATCCTGCTTTCGAGCCTGATTGTCTTGCTGGAGCCTAGTATTGACACGGTGATCCACAACGCCTGAGATAGTATGTTCCAACGCTTTTGCGCTCATGGAATTCTTATCTGTTACGGCTTCGTCTAGATCAAATACAAAATCCTCTGGGAGGTCGAGCGCCTGCTTTACGTCTTGTGGACTATTGCCACCTTCAACGTATTGTCTTATTACGTCTACCATTCCCGTGTCTTCTTTTAGCCGATCAATAAGAGGAGAAAACTCAGATACCTCATCAAGACGCTCTTTCATCTTTTGCGCCTCTCTTGAGGAGTCTTTGTATCTCTTCTCCCAATCGTGCTGGTGATCGTCAGTTCCAACATTAACACTAGGGTCAACCAATGGTTGAGTTACCTGTTCTTCAACATCGTCGACTGTATTACTATCAAGAATCATCCCGTTCACCTCACGGTCCAATGATTCGAAAAAATCTCCAGAGTCTACTGCAACTCCACTTTCCTGAGTTAAATCAACCTCAGGGTTAAGTGTTTGTTCTCTAGCAGAGTTTTCTGATTTATTCTCTTGTGCCATTTTCACTCCTTGATTGCTTTTTTTTATCAAGCTCTAATTGAGCTTTTTGTTTTTGGATCTCCGCACCAGCTTGTGCTTTATCGGCGGTTAAAGACATACGTCCTTGCGCCCGCACTGCTCCCTTGCGAATCTCTGATTCTACCGATCTGACTTTATCCTTGATACCTGCCTGAACAAGTTGTCGTTCAAGAGTCTCGATAGTGCCACTTTTGTCCTTAAGTTGTTCCTCAAGACCTTTAATGGCTTCTTGCATCTGAGAATATAAACTTTTTCGCTTTGCAATCGCTGTTTTATCTTTAATATCCGTCTCAGCGAGAACAGCTAAATCGTCCACTACTCCCAGTTTCATCAGTTCTTTTAATTCCGATAGATATGCCCATCGGTTCACAGGCAGCGTACTACCTGCTACAATTCTTACATCAAATTTTGCTGAACCATAATCGTTCCACTTACCAATAGCATCTCCCATATCATTGAAAATTGGGATATTTATTTCGGCTTCTTTTTCTTCCTGAAGAGCATTTGGCTGAACAATTCTAAATACTTTATGTGTTTTATACACTGCTTGTGAATATTGTTTTACCACTTCTCCAAGTTGTTTAAGAGCTGGTTCTATACTACTCTTTAACCATTGTTTAACCCTTCTAGTTCCATATTCATCCAACGCAAGCATCCCACGATATGTGTCATGCTGCTGTTGGGTGTCCCCCTGAGCAGACGAATATATCCCAGCCAAATATTCCATATCGCTTTTCCCAGCCTGGACAATTTGGAAAAATGCATTGTTTAAGGATGCAGGTTGGACCTCTTTTGGCTGATCAAACCCTTGGTTAACTGGGAGCAATGCGCCTGGGGCAGTGGCATTCTTTTCCCAATAATCAGTATCAATAGATCCTTCAAAGTACATCCATCTAAGAGAAGATCCCAATGAAGCGTTGTGAATCATAAGCTGGTGCGCCTTATTAATCTCACGCTGTTTCCCGACTAAGGGACTCACAGCGCTCATTGGAAACGGTGTCCCAGACCACTTATAAGTAAACGGCACTAAGGGATAATGCTCTATAGGGAGATTTTTTTCATACAAAGTCACATCACCAGCTACACAACTTTGTTTTATTGCAGGCTTAAAAAACTTAACAGAATCAACAATCATTGACACAAATTCTTTATCTTTTAGTAAAATTTTATATTCTTTTGCAGTTACAACATTGTTTTTGACAATACTTGCAGCCTTTTGAGCTTCAGCAGTCATTTGCTGTTCCGCTGATTGCAACTGCTGACTATTCATCTTCCCCTTTTTTTCCAATTCAAGAGCCATTCTTTCTGGAAGCATTTCTTCGGCTTCTACTGCTTCAGCAAGTTTTGCCTGCAATTCTTTCATCTCAACAGACATCTCTTTCTTCATTTCTTCCAACTGTACCCGAACATTATCTTTAATCTTTTTCATCTCTTCAGGTGGAGGGACAACTCTATAAAAAACATTATAATAAGCAATCTGCTCTTTCTCATAAAGCTCAAATAATTCAACTAGATCATCAATACCGCCATCTTTATCATAACCCTCTCTAATATCCTTATATTGGAAATCGCCCGTATTAGTCGCATTCACAGAATAGCCTTGCTCTTCACCAAAACGACCAGATGCCCTTTTAATCCCAGCGGCATACTGTGGATATGTTTTCAATAATTGAGTGCGGGTAAAAACTTTGCGAATCATAACATGAGCAGCATCTCTAAATAATGGGTCTCGACTTTTTGGGTCTATATATATATCAAAAGGCTCTGGCTGCTGAATAACAACTTCGCCCATCCCCATATCGGCATTCGAATCTACCGTCACAAGTAAGTATCCAACGCTTTTAGTTATAGCATCGTTTACAACATTAGAATATAGCGCCTGCCCATTAGATCCATTCCATATATAATCAGCAATATCAGAGAATACAGCTGCTACGCCAGAATCGCTACCCTCAGCCCCCACCGCTTGCCACCTTGGATTGGAAGCCGTCGCATAATAATTAAGCATTTCAACAACAGGTATAACCCTATTAATCGTAAAGGTGGGCATTCCAGTTTCTTCCAGACTTGCTTTTTCTTTTGCAGAGAGCTGATTATCAAGATAAAAATCGTGCCCTTCCTGGTTAACTCTTTCCCAAGATTCTCTAAAAGAACCATTTATAGAGTCGTATAACTGTTTTACCCGATCTGCTGTTTTATCTGTTCTTTTTGCCAATGTTCACCTATGCTATTATCCAATTTTTGGGCGATTTTTGTTTTTTACGACGAATGCCATCCTTTGAGACAGCAATATTTTTAGGCGGGTAAGCAAATTTTACAGCATAAGCAAGCGCATCGATGGTGTCATCATGCGCCATGCGTGGTCCGAATGTAACAATTTCATGTTGTAAATCATAATGACTTTTTTTAATTTTTATAGATCCTATTGTCATTCGTTGAGCTAATACCCCTTGTATCCTATCTAATTTACTTTGTCTTGTTCCAGGTTTTTCCTCACGCCACCTTACCGTAAAATCATTTCTTCGTCTGGATTCTGACATTAAAGCCTGGAAAACTGGACGTGACATTGTAGTATCTTCGACTACAAAAAGTGACGGATGATAAATTGCTGATAAATTAAACATTTTGTCAACAATCCCTTCTTTTGGTTCACCAGGGATACCCAAAACAGGTAACCCACGCTCTCTTATATAATCTAAGACGTAAATATTGTTATTTTCATCAACAGCAACTACCATAATAACAGAAAAATCTGAATCTCTCCTAAAAGAATCTGTTGCTGGGTCAACACCGCAAAAAATATTCACAGGGATAGCGTCGTCATCAGCAATAATAAAATTTATTCCAGTCTTGTCATCATATAAGTGGCTCCCCTCCCAATACTTAACATGTTTCATACTAAAAATAGAATCTTCGGCACTTTGGACTTCCATCATGTATTCTTGATAGAATTTTTGAGACTGTCCAGAATCCTGATAGAATTTCTTCTTTTCCTTTAGCTTTTTCGCTGGGAACCAAGAGTCCCAAAGCGCGTTCCCTTTTTCGTCTAATGCTTTATATGTTTTAACAGTCCAGGCAAAATCTTCTTTATTTTTTACTGATCTTTCATGGTTGGTCAATAAATTATTAATAAAGGAATCATAATGCACAGGAGTACCATTAATCCGCAACCTGCCAGTATGAGGCTCCAGAGCAGGATAAACAACCGCAGTGATAAGGTTTGCGTTCTTCGCTCTAGCCTCAGGAGTAATTGTATTATTTTCATCTTCGAAGTCATCCAGTATAATCAAGTCATAACGCTTATGAAGCTTTGCTCCGCCACGAATGCCTGATATGTTTGATTTGCACAAAAGCTTGTGACCAGTACTAAGTTCTATATCTTCCTCTGTCCATTTTCTGCCTTTTAAATCGCCAAAATAATACAATATTCTATCATTGAACTCTAAATGATGCTTTATATAATCCATATTACCAGTGGCAAGCTTCGCAGTTGCGGATACCCACCCGTAAAACAAAGGTTCATCCCTGGTAAACAAAAATGACCATAGAATATCGCACTTAGTCAAAACAGTTTTACCATGACCACGTGGCATAATAACAGCCAACTGTTTCACTTCCTTATCCATTATTGAATCTGATATCTCATAATGAAACCATGGTGTTTCAGATCTCAAATAGTCATCTGGGAGAAATAACTTCCCAAATGCCAACATATCCTTTGACGACTCTAGTAAAGCCTCCTCAGCCTTACTTACATTCTGGGTATTTATATTCAAGCTAAAGTTTCAAGCAATTCTTTTACTTCAGCCCAAATTTTATCATCTTTCTTTGATTTGCTAGCTTTAACAGCATGATCTCCTATCATTATAATAAGTTTAACCATACCCATTTTTTTTACTAACCTTCCGATCATTTTTTTAAGCATTATAGCTCCTTCCCATTTATCCTACCTTTTAAATAAGCTAAATCATCTGTAACGTCATTTAATTCTTTGACGATATCTTCTCTATGCCTTTGACTTGTATCATCTGATTTATTCCACCTATCTAACATTTTTAAAACAATTGATTCGACATTTGCCATTTTAGTCTCCGCTTTAGCGATAGACTGTCGAATACTATCTAAATCTTCATTTTGTACTTTTTGACTTTTAATTAAATTTATTATCATCATAGCAAATAAAATTACTATTATTCCTACTGCCCCATATTCGGCATATATACCGAAGAGATTGGAGTCAACCATTACTACTTTTTACCAAAATTGAATCTCTGAAATCCAGTATAGGATGGATTTTCCCTATACGCATCGTCTACATGTTTTTTAACCTTAGCTCCCCAATCTAATTGTTTTTCGCTTCCAGGACCACGTTCCATTAATCTAATCTTCCCATCTTTGCCAAGACTAGTAAGTATCTGCTTCGGGTTGCGTTTTACCTGTTGATTAATTTTATTCAATTCGTGTAATGGTATTTTATTTGGATCAAGTACCCGTTTAATTTTAAAAGCTTCTCCAGTTTTATGCATCTTCATCGGGAGATCTACGCTTTTAGGCATAACCAGCCTTCCGTATTCACCTTTCCACACCATGGGCTTCTTCATTAATACTTTATCCATAAAAGATCTTAAGGCATGACTCTTTACACCAAAAGTCCCATGTCTTGCGCCAGCCAGAGCCTTCTTTAAAGGCATTCCCTGTTTTAGTAACTGTCTAACAGAAACCTCAGTACCCCAACTGTCCTGATACCCACCACCCTTCTTACTAAAAAGAATTTCTTTTAATTTAGGGTCCATATTCCATGTGTCTTCAAAGAGAGATCTTTTATATTTTGCTCCCTTTATCGGGGTGTTTACTTTACTTGATAGATTTATATTTTGGAAACCGCCCATTACGTCATCTCCCTGCACAGAGGTCTTGCCCCAACCAGCTTCTTTCAATAAATTCTTTCGCCTTGGATTTAATTTTTTCCAGGCAGCGTAAGGTATCATTTCTCCAGTTTTAGGATTCTTCATTTCATAACTGATAATATTCTTAAGAGCCTTATCGTAAATTTTCTGCATCCCTACATTATGAAACCTTATCAATCCTTTATATATATCGTCTTTCGAAGGTGAGCCTCCAATTTTAGTTTTTTTAGTAGAAAACAGATTAGACAAAGTACCTTTTTGCAATCCTCTCGGCACTTCAGTCATCCCCATAGATCTTCTAAGAGAATAAAGCCTTTCCGCTAAGGCAATCCCTGCCTCATCGCCATGTTGCATATATCTAACTACCTCAGGTTCTACGGGGATATCAGCTATTATCCCCCTTGCTGCTTTAAGTGGCTCTTCCTTTATCATTTTTTTAAGAGCAGCTAACTTGGGAGCACTTTCATAACCAACAGGAAGCATAAGATTCGCAGCAGCTCTTCTTCCAAGAAACTGAGTAGCCTTATAACCGCCGCCAAGACCATAGAGAGCAGCCTCCCACCAAGAATTAGGAGTTAAGAAATCAACAGTCTCTCTAACGCCTCGTTCTTGTTCAGCAGCCCTTATTGGATCTTTATGATGAGAGGGACCAATAAAATCAACTGTCTTTTCTCCCCACGTCTTTTTTCTTTTAGCAGCTGACATTTTCTGAGGGTAACCTGGGTATCTAGCCTCACGCATCTGACCAACAGATGTGCGAGTAGCATCGGTAGGAGCACTTACAGGACGCTGTGCGTCCAAAATTTTTAGAATTTCCTCTAATCTATTCTTTGGTGGGGGCATTGGCTACTTCACCTGTTAATTCGGGTTTTCTTTTTGCGGATTCCAGCATATTATCAGAGAATCCTTGGAATACAGCTCCAGTAAGCTGGGTAACCTTTTGTTTTGGTATAACTTCGGCAGCATCCCATAACATTGAGAAGGCTTTTAGTCTATCGTTTGACCTATCTGCATTCTCAGCTTCTAACTTGACACCCTTTATAAGGTAATTAAGATCTACGCCCAACCCCTTTAGGACTTCATCTACTTCTTCTTTTACAGCACTCACAACTCTCTCCTGTTTTACTAGGACGGCAGATTTCATTTTAGCATATTGATTATTTTCGGTACCAAATGCTTTTTTGTAGGCTTCTTGGGGTGAAAATCCGTTTGCAATGAACTTTGAAAAGGCAGCTTCATTAGCAGTAAGATAATTTCTTGTTTTTATGCGCTTGGCTGTATTATTAGATGCCCTTGCGGAAAAAGTATAAATATTCTCCCTTTTCTCAGTATCCATTTTATCACTATCTCGGCAAAGATAAGTTCCAGTACAAGTCCCAATATATTTGATAGGATACTTACCCTGGTTCATTACCTTATTTACTCTAAGAGCCTGGATAACATTCCCATCATCAGCCTTTATCCAGTCGCCGAGTTCGCCTTCACGCCAATTTTCAATAATTCTTATATTTTCAGGGATTTCCTCTTCGTCTTCAAAAACTGGATGAAATGTCTTGCCAATTTTATATTTACGCACTAAGCTTCGCCTACGCACTCGCCTGGATAAGGGACTAGAACTCTCTCTATAAGATTAGCCTCATCTATCTTTTCCATTACCTCTGGGCTGGCAGTAATAGCGAGGGGCTCTTCCTCTATCGAGATGCGTTCCTCTATGGATTCAAGCTCTTCTGTTTTTTCATTAAAACGGATAACAAGTGTATAGGTTTTCATGTGGAAAGTTCGGAATAATATTGCAAAACTAAAAGGATAAATATATTTTATTTTATACTTGCCCCGTATAGGTCAAAACCCTTACCGTCTGGCGTAGCAAAAGCACACTCCTTTTAAGAGATGTGCTATTTTTTTGCGACCCCTCATATATAACCCCCCCCCTTTTTAAATAGAGAACAACACCTTCTTAGTTAAATCTCAAAAGGTTCAAAAACTAACACAAAATAGTGCACGGATAGAATTGATTGCTGGCGCCCTTGCTCGCATTTCCGATTCACGGATTTGCGTTATCTATGAAAATCAAACGAAAGGATATATCATCATGGTATACTATCTCAACCAATCTCCAACCTCAGGTCGTTACTATTACCGAGCAGTACGCTTCGACGACGGCTGGGCAGTCACAACAAAGTCAGGTGAAACAACAGACGGCACAGGCATCACAGGTGACGAGACCAAGCTCCATCCAGATGCACCGAGAACAGTCTTACTTCCATTGGACTTCTCAGGTGAACTGCATGACGAACTGGTCATGGATATGAAAACCAAGACCCTCGCCCCTGCGAAGAAGTAGGACAAGCCCACAAGCCCCCCCTGGGGGCTTAGGAACGGACTGTAATCCCACTAACTAGAGGTAATGTGATGGTATTGTGCAACAATGGAGACACGCTGACACTAACACATATCATCACTATACCTTTAACCTTAACATAGGTTCACACAATATGCCAATCATAAGACTTGCCACATCTAAGTCAACAGGTCGATACATCACCTGCATACACTGTCATAAAGAAGAGTACATCTACAACCCTGATGCGATGGCAATCGACAGCCGAGACTACACTTGCTCCAAGCAATGTAATGAGCAATACTTTATACTACTCGGACAACAATTAGACGAACACGACGAATACTGTGACCTATGTAACCCTAACCTAACCGAAAGAGACTAACATCATGACTGAACAAGAAATGATAGCAATGGTAATTGAAGAACACCTAGACTCAATGACAATACAACTAAGTCTGCTTGCTAAAAACATTAACGGGATCACCAAAGACGACATAAAGAACAATAATGATCCCATAACTATCCTTGGACAATTCCAGACCATATCTAACCAACTAATTGATATTGCTAAAGGCAAAGAACCGTTCACCACTACTCAAACAGGACCTAAAGACGAGGTTGATGAATGGTATGATAAAGAACCAGTATCCGAGATGCTTAACCAAGAGTTTCAGAAGGGTTCAAAATGATTACGCTGGACTCAGGACTATTCTTAGCAATAATAGGACTCACAAGCTGGTCAATATTTTGTAATATATATATTCTATATAAATGGCACAAACAAATAAAAGAAAGCGAGTAAACTAATGCCCGACATGATTGACCCTAAAAGATTAATACCCTCCAACCTAAGAGACAAAATTATTCTTGTCCGAGGAGTACCAGGCAGTGGTAAAACCCTCTTCTCTAATCAAATAGCTCAAATGATTGATAAAGACTATTATAATGTGCTATCAATAGCTGCTGATGATTTCTTCTACGATGAAGAAGGTAACTATAATTATGATAAATCCAAGTTACCAGCTGCCCACGAATACTGCCAAATGATGGTAGATACGCACTTAAAAGGGTCATCATTCCACCCATCAATTATATTTGTCCATAATACATTCACTATGGAATGGGAAATGGATCCATACTTTATGATAGCTAAAGAAAATAATTGTATCATTTATACTGTAGTTGTTGAGAACAGACATAAAAGTGATAGTACGCATAATGTGCCAACACAGATAATTAACTCAATGAGAAATAGATTTGAGGTAATACTGTGAACCAAGCCAGCCCAATCCCTACTTATACCTATGCATTTACTGTATTTAATGAAGAAATAGCTACACTAACCGAAGAATTAATTGAAATTAAAAGGATCCGAGCTCAAAGAGAAGATGAGATAATAGAACTTCTAAAAGAGAATGAAGAATTGCGTAAAAAGACAATAAACGGATACATCGAAAGATTTTTTAACTGGATAATAAAAAAAGGAAACTAACCATGACGAACAAAGAAAGAGCAATAATCTGCGACCTGGATGGAACATTGGCATTATTGAACAACCGAAGCCCTTACCATGAAGAAGAATGTAAAACAGATGATTTAAACGAGCCCGTAGCAAACGTTCTCAAAGCTATGGAACCCACCCATTATATAATATTTACTTCTGGAAGAAGAGAATCTAAAGCGAGAAAAGAAACAGAAGAATGGTTATCATCTCACGGGTTTATGTATCATAGATATGCACCTGTCCAACATTTAGATCTATTATTTATGAGAACAGATGAAGGTAAATTAAAAGACGAAGATGTAAAGTCCCAAATCTATGAAAAGTTCATTGAACCATTGTATGAAGTTGAATTTGTTCTCGATGACCGTAAAAAGGTTGTCGACATGTGGCGAAATAAACACAACCTGATTGTATTCCAAGTAGCAGAGGGGAATTTCTAATGTACGGATGGACTAAACCAAAAATATCTCAAACAGAAGACGGAACCTGGGTAATTCATTGGCAATGGGATTTAGATTTTATAATGCTATATGAAAAAGACTTAGAAGATCTCTTAGAACAAATAAAAACAGCCAGAACTCAAGCTTCTTGTAAGCACGAAGAAAAAGAGTACCAAGCATATGAACCTGATACTAATGTTCCAGAGTCGTACAGTTGTGTAGACTGTGGAGCCGAACTCGATATCCCAGAACCAGATTGGGATGCATTAAATAAGGAGTAATATTATGGGACATGAAACAACTAAAGATTTTGTACCCTGGGAAGATGTTAATCAACCAAAAGAAGCCAATCCAGGCGTTTGCAGTGAATGTAATGGACAAGGTGTTCTTATCTACAGCTATCCAAAAGAAATTAATGAAGATAATGTGGTAGAATATGAAATAGGAGAAGAGCCCTGTCCTGAATGTTCTAAGTATTAATATGATTTTTCTTTTAAATACAGGTATTGTTACAGATAGAAGTCTTCTGAAATTTGTAATTGTCATAAATAATCATTAAATTAGAGGAGTATATATGATGTTCATGGGTAAAGCTAAAATTGACAGTAGAGGAAGAATAACTCTACCAAAATCATTCATCGAAGCTAATCAAATTCATTTAGAAGAAGATGTTTATTTCGAAACTATAATCAACCAATCTGACACTATAAAGGTAAAATTCTTTAAAATTGGACCAAAGACGGCTGAATACAAAGCATCTGAAACATACGAAAGGATTCAATAAAATGCACGGATTAATTCAGGATGACTATTATGTTAAAAAAGAATCTGAGAAAGATAGACTCAGAATGTCGGGGGGAGCCTGGTCCATCAATCTTGACGAAATTAATGATCAGAAAATAACCAATATTGTATATTTTACAGATAAATACATCTACAGGATCTCTTACGAAAAAGCATTTGATAAAGGGTTCATTAAGCTAATGGCTGGTGAAAAAAAGTTGATTGTCCCAATAAAACACTGGAAGATAGAGAGGAAATAATGGAAAAAATAACATATAATGATTTAAATACACTTAGAAAGTCATTTTTTTATAACTTAGAAAACATTCAAAAGCAAAAAGTTACAATAGAAGAATATAAATTAATGAGTGAAGCATTGGTAAAAGCTTTTAAAAGTTATAATCGAGATTTAAAACCATTAGTGTAGATAAAGGAGAGACAACATCATGACATTTTCTGTTAATATAATGAAACTACTGAATGGATTATCCTCTAATAAATATATTACAATAAATGATGAGAAAAGAACTAAAAAATTCATATCAAACTTTGATAAGTATGAGAATAAAATAGAACTATTACCTGATTATAATACAGACTATATGAAAAAGACAACGTCGGAGATAAGCTCAGAAGAAGAACTTCGCAAATTTAAAAGCATTTCAAATCGCTATCAAAAAGCATATAATTTATTTATGGAATCTTGGGATACATTACCAAGAGAAGACCGATCTTACTTAACAGCAAAACTGGAGGAATTAGGACTATGAAGGATATAAACATCGAAACGCTAACACACATCAAGGATATACTTACAAACTTAATAAGTACAAACGACCACATAACTTCTAGAATGGACAGTATTCAAATCCAAATTAAAGTTTTAGAAAAGAATATTCATGAATTGCAAACAGCTGTTACTGAGACGTTAATCTGATGAATAAATATAATCCAACCATGCTGCAATCTAAATCTGTGACAAATATTATTAAAGTTTTACTAAAACTATGGGATGCATTTCCATTCAAAGGTAATGCTGAATTTGAATCCATAGGGAATGAAATAAAATCTCTAAAAAAACAACACCATAATGCATTAAGTCATTTAAAAGGATTTAAAGATCTGGCTTATTGGCAACAATTAAAAAGACTAAACTCGGAGGCTCATCTTGAACAATATAAACAACCCACCCGTTAACCCTGTAGATATTTACAACAGATACTTAAAAGTTAAAGCTGAAGAAAAGAATGCTTTTAGAGAAAATGAAAGCAATGGATGCTATGCTGCTTCAGGTGCTGGAATGTGTATAAGAAAACACTGGTATAGTAACAAAGATTTTCCAAGAAAAGAAAAAGATAATAGATCCTATCGTCTTTTAAGGTTAGGGACTATAATGGGACAAGACTTTGATGCTGCTATTGACTGGTGGAGGAAATGGTGGAAAAGACAAGATACAGCATACATAGATAATGATATTAAATATTACTATGAAGAACAAATATCAAATAAAGATCTTAATCTAATGGGTCATTTTGATTTATTGATTGTAAAGGACGGCAAGGGTTATCTGTATGATTATAAAACAGCTCATTCATATAAATTCAAACTATTATTTGGAAGAAATCCAGAAAAGTCACCATCTAATAATTATGAATATCAATTGGGTACATATGGATTTATGTTAGATGAATGCGATGACTATTGTGATGAAGTTGTATACATGTCTAACATTTATATAAATAAAGACAACAGTGTCATTAAATCAAAAGAAGCTCCGATAGAATTTAAGCAACACGCTAAAGAGTATTGGAAAAATGTTAATAATTACAGAGAGACAGAAATTCCAAAGTTTGGAACATGGGCTCCTACCTATAAATGG